ATTGTAATTAGGATTGAATTGATGATTTCGCAGCAGTATTTCTTCTACGATGAAACATAAGTAATCAACAATACCTCATCTGAGCCTGGCGGGTCCTCAGAATTAAACGTAATTTTGTTTGGCGGTGTTAAAGTGTAGTCGTTTGATGAACCGCTCATCATCAACATACCATCTCTAAAGACCATTTCCGAACCTTCAACATAATTGCTTGGAGCAGTAAAAGCTACACGAGATCCATCTGGATTTTCGCTGAAGCTTTGCCTAACTTTATACCTAGCCAGAAAGCCTGCACCATTGTCGCCACCGCTGCCTTCTGCTGAAGATGTAAGCACAATATTGTTGTTAGAATCTAGTGCGAGATACTTGGTAGTGACAGCAGTTCCAGCAGACAGCCCAGAGAGAGTGACCTCACCTGTTCCAGTAATATCTCTGGCCTCCACCCTGTCTGCATCCAATAAATTAACAGTACTTGTTGAGCCAGATACTCTGTGATATGTCGCTACAGAGCCTGATATAACGTCCAGAGAACCTCCAGCAGCAGCTTCAGTTATAGCAGTGCTAGCAAATTTTCCAATGTAAATAAACCCCCTTGCGTATCTTGGAACCGCATTACCTAAAAAATCCTGAACAAATATTGTTCCGTTAAAATAATCCACAAGAAAGTCTGCAGGACTTGTAGTTGGTATCTTCAATCCTCCATCTTCTGGGTGCCCCGTGAAAAGCTCTAAATCATATTTATTATTAGATTGTGGACCAAACAATGGATTTATTAATTGCAAACCACCATTACTTTGGTGAACGACCTGATTATTGATAAAGAAGCCAGAGCCCTTTCCAGAAAATGAAGATGTTGTTTGATAGCTGCTTGTAAGCACTAATTGATAACCGTGTGAACCTGCAGACTGTGCCTCGTCACCACCTGCAAAACCAACATCACCAAACGTGCCATCATTTGCGTCATAAGACGTACCAGCAATTGCCTGAACATAAAACTCTACAAATTCAACAGTTGCGGGTCCACCGTGAGACGCACTAAATTGTTGATACAGAGTTTTTCTAGTAACGGTAGTGGGGATCGGTTGTCCAAAAATTGTGCTGGTATTTAGCTGTATATTTGAAGGTATAGTTTCATTGTAAACCTCTTTTAAATTAGAAGTGTGCGCTTTACCTTGCAGTTTTTTAGCTGCGGCAAAAGTCAAGCTTTGATTGGTTGATCCTGTTCCTGGTACTGCCATAACTTACTCCTAACTATACGCCACCGACAACCTAGATAAATAGCCTAACCAATCTTCATCTGCAGTGATTCTTATCATAACATATTCTGCTGTTCCAGTTGTACCTATTAATGATTGTCCGTTAAAATTACACACAACTGGAGTGCCACTGCCTGCAATTACTATAGCTGGGTTTCCAGGATCTGCACCATCTAGTGCACCTGCCCCATCTGTAGTCGCGTTGTTGCTAGAAAATGCTTTTCCAACATCCAGCCATGCCGTTTTGCCTGGTATCTTGGCGTCCATATAAAAGTTACCATTGACACCTAGAGAAGTCGCTCTTTTAACTAAAGACCCAGAACCTCTAAGTGTTATGGTAATACTACTTCTATCATTTGTTGTGTTATTTCTAAAAAATCTAACAAAAGTTCTTGTTGCATTTGTTAGCGTTGAATAATTTGGGTTTTGCGCTGGTGCCTGTAGTGTGCCACCATCTGCTACATTTCTGGTATCTCCTGCCGCACCGATCTTCTTTGGTGATACCAGATATCCATTCAAAAACGCAAGACCATCGGCATGAGTTGGATAATTACCATTATCATTTACGCTTAGCGAAGAGTTCCACTTATTTCCAGATGTTGTCGGGTCAGCCTGATTATTATATGTCCCAGACACAACTCTGTATTCCTCTATGTTAAAATACTCTTCTGTGTTCAAGTTTGTGCTGCCCAAAGAACCAGAGTAAACCATTAAGTTTGACCTCGTTCTTGAGGCTGTATTTAGTGTTGATTTCAGTGGGTGCAATATTCTTGAAGTAGCTGTTGCATTGTACGATGTATGTAAATTAAATACATCTACAATGGATGTAAGGTCATCAAAAAGCACCGTTCCTGTGACAAATATGTCCTTCTGTGAGCATTCATCTGAATTATTCAATGCAGGTAAGGATGTTGTGGCTGCTGCTGTATCAAGAGATGTGACACCATCACCCGTAATCTTAATATTGGACACTGAACAATTAGTTGTCGTTGGAAACCTTACAGCAGTGCCTTGCTGGTATACATTTTTGTAGACGTGTGCTGCAGTGTAAGTATAAGATGCTGTTGGTCTAGTTGCGAAGTACCCAACACCAGACTGTCTAAAAACATTTGGATGATCAAATTTAGACATATCAACATAAGATGCAGAAAGCGCATTACTGTTTGTATCATTGACCCATTCCACGTAGTTAGTGGTAGTGTCAGATCCTCCAAATCTATGAATGACTCTTGCATAGTTCCATCCTAGTCTCTGATCTGCTGAGCCGATTTGATAAGTACCTGTTCTGTATGGCTTTGTATAATCTGGTATTCCATCAGTTGTTGTGCTAAAACCAACAGAAGACACACTAAAACCAGAACTGTTAGCGTTGAAATTGTTGGTGATAGCATTGATAGTAGATGATATATCAGTTGTTTTGACCTCTGATCCATTTACTTCCAAGACCAGCTGACCGCTCAAAGCGTCCTTAAAAGAATTTGCGGGATAGTTATCACCATTTGCAGAAACGTCTTCATTTAGTTCACCAGTAACCGTTGGTATTGTTCCAAACACACCACGGCGGTCACCACTCAAGGTATAATTTCCATTAGTGTCAAAGTTAGAAGTACTGATAGATGAGCCCGTTGCACTGCTGTAGCTAGGTATAGTGTGAGAAACGCCAAAAGATAAATTTGCATCGCTCACGCCAGAATTATTCATGTCAATATCATCTAAAGTTAACGATTCAACTGCACTATTACTAGTCGCCCCTAACTGAAAATCAAGCTGAGATACATACCCAGTCCAACTTTCATCGGCAACTATCTTGATCATTATTCTCTCGCCGTTGGCAACACTAGCTGTACCAAAAGAAATATGATGAACATTATTACCGTTGTCTGTATCATTCGTTGCAGAACTTATGAGTGCCCCATCGCCTGTTTCCACTCTTCCATAACTAAAATTTTCAGATATATCCATCCACCCAGTAGCACCTGGTATTTTCGCAAAAAAGTTAACGTTTGTAGTTGAAGGTGCAGAGTTATTGTATGTTGTGCCAACTTTTGTTGAAGTGATTTTAAAATCTCTTTTGGTTACACCACTAGAGTTTGAGACAACTCTAAAAAAAGTTCTCAAGCCAGTTACACCAGAATAGTTTGGCTGATTGTTAGAAACATTTGGAATACTACTAAAATTACCAAGTGCTGGAATATCAGCATCTATTGGGCTATATAATCTTTGGTTAAAAAACAGTAGTCCATCTGTATGTCCAGTTGCTCCAGATGATGTCATATGATTTCTAGAGTTCCAAGTATAGGCACCAGCAAGGGAATTTGCTTGCGTGTCAAAAGAACCAGAGGCTTTTCTGAATGTTTCATCATGGAATTTTTCTGCCAAGTTTGTGCTAGCCAGTGTCCTATTATCAATCAAGAAACCATTTCCAGTGGTAGCCGCGCCAGCATTTGAAAGGGTTGATTTTAAGGGGTGAGTAGCCGTAACATTTGAAGTTATAGCACCGCTTAAAAGAGTGTCTGTATTGGCATTTACGTCCAAACTTGCTGTAACGCTCAAAACTTTTGTGCTGTTTTCCCCTGCACCATTGTTTATGCTTGGCACAGCTTGTGCTGATGGAGTTGATGAATTTGTTACGGTGAATGATATAGGCGTACCAGATGCTGCATAAACATTTTGATATAGATTTGCAAGATCAACCTTATATTTTGCAGTTGCGTTGGTATTGTATTTTACACCAGACAAAAACTTAGAACCAACTAAAGAAATATCTTCAATTCTTTCCCTTGTTGCCGCTAAATTGTTGACTGCCCCTGATGGATCATTAACCCATTCCACAAAATTTGTGGTTTTATCTGTGCCTCCAAAATTATGTATAACTCTCGCATAGTTCCAACCTGAAACCATGGAATCTTTATCAACTTTGTATCTAGCAGTTCTGTGTTTGAATATGTACCACTCTGCGTTATTGCCATCAAAGCTTGATGCTGTTATGGAGACGTTAGTAAAGCCTGACGTGTCAGCGTTTAAAGACGAATCGGTCCCTGATGCTGGATTTCCAGCACCATTATGACTAGCAAGATTTATGGAATGAATGATATTTCCATTGACTTCCAGCTTTAATGTGCCAACCTCTGCATTACCAAAAGCCCCTGATGCGTATGCAACATAAGTATTTGTAACACTAGCTGCAACATTGTCATTTAATAATCCTGTTATATCTTGTGTCCCGTCATAGACACCGAGTCTAAGGTTTCTACCACTATTAGTTACGGAGTAAGAGCCATTAATATCAACAGCACTAAAACCAGCAGCAGTGGCTGAAGATGTATAATCCGCAATAGCTAACGAAGACCCAAAAGACAGTTTAGCTGCTACACCATCTGTCACATTCTCATTAATTGAAGCCAAGTCTGGTGCGGGCGAAGGAGCCAATATTTTCAAAACCTCATTGAATCTATCAATAGGTGTACCGATAGGGGTAGTGCTTGTAAAGTCAGTAAATAGACCATCTGCATAAGAGCCATCTTCAGCATTTCCAATTTGTCCACTTCCGCCGCCGCCACCGCCGCCACCTGCGGCAGCAGCACCTGTAAGAACAACATTATTGTTTGAATCTAGAGCAAGATATTTACTGCTAACAGCAACAGCACTTGACAACCCTGTAAATTTAACATTACCACCGACAGTAATTTGATTTGACGTTATTCTATCTATGTCAATAAAATTTGCTGTCAGAGTTGATGAACTAATATTATGTATTGTACCAGCAGCACCTGAAAGTGCTGTAAAATCCAAATCTCTAACTGTGAGTTTGTTGTAAGTTGCTGTAGATCCCGAAAGTTGCCTTATTTGACCTTCGTCAGAATCTACAAGCATGGCTGTAACAGTAGATCCAGAAATAGTGTGAAAAGTTGCCGATGAACCAGACGCCGCTGTGAAATTAACTTGACCAGTAAACGTGGTGCCAGTCCTGAAAGCCACAACGCTGTTATCTGCGGAAAACTCATTTCCATTTAAAGTTATGCCAGTGCCTGCAGTATATTCTCTAGACGCTGCTCCACCACCTCCGCCAGCCTGAGCGCCTGCCGCTGGCGCTGCGCCACCGCCAACGCCCGCTGTATCAAAAGGCTCAAAGACTTCTGTTTTTTTGCCTTTTCTCGGCCTAATTACACCCGCGAGTCCATAGTAACGACCACCAGTATGCTCTGGTTTGTCATCAAATATAATTCTCTCTCTTGGTATTTTTACTTCAACGGCATTTTCTCTTACAACGTAAGTAGGTTGATCTTGATTTCTACCTTGCCCAATCAAGTAAGCTAAAACTTTGATTTCAATTTCAGTTTCTAATTTTCTTTCTTCCCTCGTAAAGCTCCTGAAGTTATTGTTTTGTCTGTAGTCTGGCTGTATAAAACCTTCATATGTATGACCGTCTTTTCTTAAAACTATATAATTTACACCACCTGGTTTTGTGATAAATGGAGTTATAAGTTCGTTCATTTGCTGTTGATATTCAGATCTTAAGATAATTTTATAAGTTATCTCAACATAAACAGGAATTGGCATTGAAACCGTTTCATAAACAATCCTCTTGCTTTTCATATTTGGAAAATTAAGCTGACCTCTTTTTCTTTTTGCGTGAGCATTCTGAAAATTTGATGTTTTGTCTTGTTTAATTCTTCTAGCTACCTGTATAGACCCACCCTTTTCATCATTAACGGGCGGAATATTAGCCCACACAGTGCCTTTTACAGTTAAATCTTTTCTTACGGAGGACCTTTCAACAGATATGATAGGATAAATTAATGTACCATCTTTATCTCTATAAAGCTGGTCTCGCTTTGAAGAGTATGCTCTTTCTGGGGAGACCCATATAATTGGCACTTCTTCAAATCCAGAACTTTTATTTGCACTTAGTTTCAAGTCCTTGATAAAGT